AAGAAACTCGGCAAACGAGCACGTCGTACAGCCAATTTGAAAGGACGGCTTGATGAACGCTATGGCTCATGGGAAGACTTTAGTGCCGAAGGTGTTGTCGATGAGAATGCCATGCAAATCATTGCGCGGCTGATCAAGCGCAATCTTTTTACACTCCGGTCAGACCCAGATGCCCAAGATAAGCCCTATGCCGCGGGCAAGGTGAAGTTTGGACACGTTCTTGCTGTTGGTGGCCATGTTATCATGTTCCCGATGCACTTCATGAAGAGCATCGAACGTCGCTTGGCTGACAAGTCTATTGATGAAGACTATAAATTCCATCTCGTCCCTGCAGGCTCTCCATTGGATGACTTGACGAAGGCGTATGTCGTTACTGCCCGTGAGTTGCTCACGTACAAGACCACAGAAACCACTCGTTCGCAAGACATTGTTGCGGTTGAGCTTCCAAACACCCTGCCAATGTTCCCATCCATCACCAAATATTTTGTTGAACACGACTCTATCTGTAAGATGGAGCTGCAAGACTCACGACGCGTTTGCTTACTCATGCCCAACCTTATGGGAGGGCATGTTGAAAAGTGGGCTGATGCTGACTTTGTCGACCACCTCAAAGTTAACGGTGAAGAATCCGAAATAGGACGGTACATCATTGACCGCACCCTGATATATGAGATCCCAACAACCACGGGTGACTGTGGCTCTGTGCTCGTTAATTCAGGTTCACTCCCTAGTTCTGGGAGAATCCTTGGTTTACACGTCGCCGGGAGTCAAATTGGGAACGGTGTCGCATCGGTCATTTCTCGTGAAGATGTCGAGGAGTTGATCTCCTTGTTTTTTCGCGGGCGGGTCGGAGCGATTCCGACCTCAAGCGGACCTCTGGATGGTGAACACTTTGCCCCCCAGGGTGATCAAGTTGCATATCGAGGACCCCAATCAAAACGAAGAGGAGGATGCGGAAGCTATCATCCTCAAGGGGGAGATCCAGAAATCCAAGACAAGGAAGACCTTCTGGAGGATCCGGGATTTGCTCCGGCATCCCTCATGGACTTCTCTGACGGAGTTTTTCCCCTTACTGGCACCAATTTCGTGTTTTACGGAGTTTCGCAAAAGGCCATTTTCGGTCCTCCTACTTCACTTCGAAAGTCTGATCTCTTTGGTGCTTGGGGCGTGGCTACTACTGCTCCAGCGGTTCTCAGACCGGTCACTCGTGATGGGGTTCTCATTGATCCTCTTCACAGGGCTGTATCTACTTATGGAGCATTCAAGAGCCCTCACCATCTCGATCTTCTCGCTTTGGCCGTGGATTTTCGCTTTGCTACGCTCCACGACCTCAAACGGCGCTCTGGACATGTTCCGCGAGTCTTTGACTTTGCAACAGCTGTACTTGGTGTCGTTGGAGACCCCTTTCTCAACGCGATCCCTCGTAACACGAGTGCAGGTTATCCACACTGCCTCAGGCCAGTTCCTGGATATCCGGGTAAATCTTGGTACTTTGGTACTGGAGACGATTACGATCTTACACGACCCGGATGTCTTGCTCTCCAAGCTGATGTCGAGCGGATAGTGGCGGACGCCAAGAGAGGTGTCCGACATCTCCACATCTATGTTGACACTCTCAAAGATGAGCGACGCAAGC